TTCAACATCTTCGGGATCCTCCGAACCCAAAGAGCTGCCCGAATCACTCGCCCGACGCATAGAAGTTACCAGAGATGGTGACGACGGCGTGGACGGAGGAACAGGATATATTGGTAAAGAGTCCCCAGAGTCACTCGACCGCCTCATCGACGTCACCGGGGTTGGCAACGTCAACAATACGGGAGATGACCGGGAAACAGGGGGAGAGGAAGACGGGGTGAGTGAGGGAGGGTTTATGAGTATAGGAGGTGTGGGGAGAAAAGAATACAACGCAGGAACAACTCGCTCCATTGACGGTACAGCATCAATGATTCCGCTGGTAGGAGGTGTTGGGGCCACATTAATTACGACGTTCTCGAATCGTCGTGTTCCACCATCTGTCACCGGAGCCTTCCTTTCCGGTAACTGTTCTCTGCACAAGGGACACTTCGCCAACCGCTTGTGTCCACACTTCTCACAGTGTGCGTGCAATTTTCCCTGTTCAGTTTCGTGATAACAATAATGTTTTGAATCAAGAGTGCGTTGACAAATGGGGCAATTGGTGCACGCCCTACATTCATCCGCACTATGCGTACGGCATACCATGTGTCTTCCACCAACGCATGGGGCAATGTCAGATCGAATCCACTTTCGACACACACCGCATTTAAATCGGCATGCTTGGCATTGCTCATGGGATTTGTGCTCACCACAAAACCCATGACCACGTTCACAAACATTTTTATTATCATAAACCACATCAACACATTTCGAACATACAATTTGGCGACTCAATTGGAGCTCGTCACAAACTATATCACTCAAACGTGTGACGCCTTTCAAATCCACCTGAGATGTTTCAGCGATCTCACGCTTTTGCTCTGCCGAAGCCATTGGCAAAACCGATTTACTTTGGACCGCGTCGCTGATTACGCAGTTGCTGGCCGCACCGGGAATAACGGCTAACTGGGGGGTAAGGAGAGAGGTTAGAAAGGATGTCGCATGGCATGCGATGGTGGGTGCAATTATTTATCTTGTTGGCCATGTCAGATGCGGGGAACCAACCCGTAGAGCTGGGGGAAAAAGGGGGTTTTGCGAAGCTCACGCTTCTTAGCGACTCCACACTGTTGGTGGAAAGCGAGGGGTTTAACCCGGTTAACCTTCATTTTGCAAAGCCATGGTTGATGCCCACAGCATAATGCTTTTCCGGTATAGCCGCCCTAACGGGCTCGAAGCGGGGTCAAACAGGGATCGATAAGCAACAAAGGGTCACATTACTGTGGTCCAACTGCTTCATCTTTCATGTCCTGTGTCCCGGGGAACTTTCTCCGCTTTGTGCGGCCACTTTACGTGGATGGGTTCCAAAAGAGTTGACCAACGTCTTCCCTAAAATCAGCCCTTGCTGGTTTACATAGAAAAAC